GGTCTTGACCGCCTAATACGATAGCATTTATAGAGTGAGCCGGTAGCCCTTTAGCATCTGGACCACTATTAGTGTCGTTTTCCAATACCAATAATTGAGTAACACCGACGACTGATCTTATCTCAGCAAATATAGCGTCTATAACCGCTTGTGCGTCCCTAGCTACGGAGCGTTCTCGCCTAGCTCTTAGGTCACTGTCTGTCTCTAAGTCGGTTCCTAGTACAGCGGGATCATCGTTAGTAACGCTATCCCAACCAGTAACAGGAGTTATAATCTCAGTTATGGTATCAGCTAAAGCTGATCTAGGTCCGGTTACAGTTGCAGTAGCCTGTACCACAACCGATCCGCCTGAGGGTATTAGTACCGTTTCATCTGTAGAGAAAATAATAGTCTCTTCAACATCTCCTATTAAACTACCAGCTATAATACTAGTCCCAGAATCACCTGATATTGTAAGCTCAACCCGACTAGCAGTGGCGGCGAAACGAGTTATGCCGTTCAACTGTACCAAGTTACTAAGGTTAACATTTGACGCTGCTTTGGGGTTGAAAGCATTATAAGCTTCTTCGGCTAGTTCCCATAAGTTAGCATTAGACTCAGAGATTACCCCATTAACCTGTCCGTCAGGAGACTCAGGTGAAACATTAAAGTTGTCTCCGAAGATAGCCTTTACTTCTGAGTTTAGTTCTTCCAATAGAAGGTTAAGACGCTTCCTTTTAAACCCTGTACTTGATACTCCATAATCAGACATTTATAGTCACCTTATCTTTGTCTATTAATCCAAAAGTAGTTTCAGCAGAAAACGATACAGACAATGTTCTTGATGAGCCACCTTCGTAAGTCATAGAGAAGTCGGTCAACCTTTTCACACCTGGAGTCCTTAAAATTTTGCTTTTAAATATAGACTCTATATTGGCTAAGTTTGCTGGTTTTGTAAATATCTCTTGGAAATAAGGTACTCCCGCGTCTATATCTAAGAACCACTCCCCAAGATAAAACAGCAAACGGCTACGAACGTGCTGAACTACTTCCGCGCCATCTGCTACCGTAACCAGTCTACCAGCTTCTATTATTAAGTCGTTGTTAGAATCTAGCGCTCTACCTATCATATCGGGCTTCCTGTATTCTGTTGAGTATCACCGTCTGAGTCATTGGCTTGCGGATGAGTATGATTACTACCAACGTCCGTACCGTTATTGGTCAACGTACCTGTAACACCCATACCACCTGACATAGTAGCTGCTCCTCCAGCGCCCTGAGCCAGTGTACCGCCGATTATTACGTTACCTGCTAGGGTTATGGTAGGCGCTGTTATGGTACAGCTTGAGGTCGCTGTTATCTCTGCTGTACCGCTGGCGGTCGCAACTAGGTTAACACAATCCACCGTCACATCTGAGGTAGAGGTTATAGATATACTGGAGTCAGCATTTAGCGATATCACTGCTGATCCGTCATCCTTCTTTATTTGGGTAGCCGTAGCACTATATGAAGGAACCTTGTTAGGCAAAGAAGATAACCCGACTGTAGCAGTAGCGTCGGACAAGTGATGAAATCGCTTAGCATTAGGTGTACGTATACCGCCGAACTTATGCCAAGTATCTATAGCTCGCTCGCAGAACGTTATCAGGCATTCATCGCCTTTAGTAACAGGGAAGGTCATTGAGAACCCTCCTCCTCTTGGAAAACTTACCGGGACATTAATAAGTATCGGCAGATTAGTCGGCGTCAGTGTTTCGGTTACACCTTCTCGCGTTATAAATACTCTCTTTATAGCCGGTTGTATGCTGGCGGTTTGAGTGACCGGATCAAAACTTTCTATTGTACCGGGCATAGAAGTATGAAGGTCTTTAAGCCGATTAGCTATCCCTTCTTTTATGTTAGATGCTAACTTGGCTATAGCTGCTTTTCCGATACTCATTGTATAATCCTACCTTTAACTGAGGAAAGCCAGTCTCCGTCCCTTGAGTCACCTCTGAATACTACCTCTTGTATCTTATATAAACCTTCTGCAGTAGTCCGTCTTACATTACGGAAAAACAGATTACCAATAGTAACTTCAGCATTTAGAGACTCAATAAGGAAAGCTCGGTTAGGAAGTAACCTGGGATTCAAAAGAGTAGTTACATCAGCTCCTATTTCTGTAACGGTTGGCGAACCTATCATACCTGTAGCGGCTGTAATTAATACCCCCTCGTCGCCTTCTAAGGGTTCTTGCTCAGGTGTTATAACAATTTCCCCGTCCTGTATACTCCAACTGAAACCATACTCTTCAGCAAAGTTATCCATGATGTCTTTAGAGGAACCTGAGAGTACCTGACCACGTATTTTGTCAGCTACCTGCGGCAACCCTTGCAGCGTACCGATGTTAACGTCTGAGAAGGTTTTAAGGACTTCCTGTATCGCTGAGCTGACACTCAAGCTTTCACTTAATGTTTTATTGAAGGTGGCGTTCTGCCAGGACTTTTCCCCATCCCCAGAGTATATCGTTAACAGTCTGTCCCTACCTGTTTTGGTTTGAAATACGTTACGGACATCCCCTTTAAACAATAACCTTAGATCACCTTCGTAACCAGCGTTCAAAACTATTCTGGTATACTTTTCCTCTAAAGCAGAAAGGGTATCTTGATTAGGGTTATACAGGGTTATACGAGCCAAGTTAGGAAAGGACAAGATACTCTTTGTTATCTCAAAGTTTACACGTAACCCTCTTATTATACGAGCTTCTCCGCCCGGAGGTATAACAGTTAACTCGTATACCCGCTTATACTGTCGAGCCATTTTGTAGCTCCTCTTCGGTTACTATAAACAAGCGGGAGAGTTTACCAAATTGATCTCTAGTAGGGTCTTGTCCAGGGTTTTCCAAGTTTACTATATAACCTATGCCGATATCTAAGTTGTACTGATCAAATATATCAGCTCCCCCTAACAGTGCTATACCGTTCACCAAGTCAACACCTCCGACAGCCAAGTCAAGCGACCAGTTTCCTGTCCGGGAATTAAGTATAACTCTCATGTCGTACTTAGTAGCCTTAATAACGATACTAAATAACTGCTCAGGCTTGGAACTTAATGGTATCTCAATCATAACCCTACCCAGTCAGTGAGAGTTTTAAGAACTGATTTGTCGGTAGCTGCTGAAGGTTCGGTTGCTTCTTTTCGCCCGGACTTTTCCGCCGGGGAAGCTTGCTCCTTAGCAGAACCCGCTCGTAATTGATCCTCTGATAACTGTACTATTTCCGACTGAGTTATAATAACTTGTTGCAAATCTATAGACATTCTAACTATACGAGAAGTATCTTTGTCTTGTATCGTAGTGACTTTAGTTATTATCATATCGGTATACAGCTTTAGCTTAGTCTGTATCTGAATCGGCTCACGGTCTTCTTGTAGCTGTATGACAGCGTTATAGGCTGCATTACTACGAGTTATGTTCTCGCTTGTAGAACTACCGAACAGCCCTGTCACCAAATCAACTATCTGACCAAAAGCAGCAACACCTAAAGGAGTGTCAGAAACCTCAGCTAGTATGTTAATCTGCTTAGGTTGTACAACAGCATTGTCCGTTATCTCCGCCCCGAATTCTACCGGGTTATTGGTTAAGCTAACCTCATTAACATGACTCTCTGATATAACAGCATCTAACTGTATACCACCTATAGCTTTTTGCGTACGAATAAAAAGATTCTCAAATGCCATGATTATTGATCCACCGCGCTGTTAAGATCTTGGCTTGTCTGCAAGAATACATCGTATACAGATTGAGCGATATCATCTGGATTACCGCTGGCATTAACTAATATTTCGAGCTTCTCAACTATTGTGCTGGCGCTGGTTTTAGAAGTTAATGGGGTATCCAATGTTCCCGACTGGAACAAGCCTATCTCGCGTGTTAAAAAGCCCATCCCTATATTTTTTAACAAGTCATTGACCGGACCGCTTTGCTCATCTGTTACACCAATCTCTTTTGTGAGAAATCCAAGTCCTTTGTCTTTTAAGGCTTGGTTCATGGCATCAGCGCCTTCCTCACGGAACAGACCAAATATCTTATCCCATCCCTCAAATATTTTCATGGTTAAATCGTATACGCCCTGGAGTACGCTAGCGACCGTTCTTATCTCACCCGCCCACTCAGGGTACTTCTCAATCATATCCCCTATAAAGCTTTCACCGCCTTCAAAGAATACCTTAGCATCTTCAACCAGCGCAACAAAAGCAAGCGCCAAAGCAGAAAGTAATAGCGGCAACAAAAAGAACCCGGCGTTAGCTGCTAATGTTGCAAGGGTTAAACCTCTCATCAATGCGATCATTTGATATAGATGAGTTAGAACTCGCATTGCTATAAAAGCGCCTAACGCTACAGACAAGAGCTTTAGCGCCGTTGTAAACTGCTCTACCCATTTTGGTATATTCTGTTCAATAAGATCACGGTTGATCATCCACCAGTCTGTGAATGTATCAACCATGTCATTTAGTATTGGCCCTAATACGCGGGTAAGCAGTCTAGATAATTGTTTGGTTACTGACCACATTTCAACCAAAGCATCGTTAAACTCAGCCGATACTCTGGCATCCTCAGCCGTTGTCTCGCCTAGTGCTTTGGACTTAGCTGTTAGCTCTACTATAGCAGCCGGTCCCATCTGTAAAAGCCGTATGGAGTCTCTAAGACCCAGCTTATCGGCTAGCTCTATTTGTCTAGCGCGACCTAGCCCCTGCATCTTACCAGAGACTTCGGTCAGTAAGTTGCTGGCGGATTTTATTTGCCCGTTGGCACCAGTGGTAGAAATACCAAGTAACCCAAAGGCCTCAACCCCAGAACCTACTCCGCGAGCAGCCTCAGAAGCCCGTAGAGACAGTTCCCGCAATGAGTTAGACATACCGTCGGCGCTACCCCCGGCAATCTGCTGAGCAAACTGTAAGGCGTTTATATTGCTTACCGTCTCGCCTATTTCGTCGGCGAGTTTACCCTGTTCATCCGATGCAAGAGAGGAAGCCACTACTATGCCGGTTAAAGCGGTAGCGGCTGCTAATGCGACTTTAGCTAACTCTTTAACAATACCGACGGTCTTACCGATATCATCTGAAAACTTCTTGGCTTCTCCGGCGTCATATTCAAACCCCAGACCTACTAACAGTTCGTCTATAACAGCCATCTCATTTTCCCTTGGTAGGTTTTTGGCTCATGGCTACCTTTAAATCCATTAGCTCGTGCATCATCATAAGGTCTTCCATGGAATACGTACCGTCTTGTAAATCCTTTAGACTGCACATTGGCGGTTCATTTAATAACGGCCGATGCAAGTACGTATCCACATTAGGGAACTTTTTAGGATCTACAGTGAACCCTGAACTCTGGCCAGAAGTGCCTCTGCCTTCTGGCCTTTGAGCAAATTTCCGTAATTCACCTTAACCACAAACATGAACACCTTATAAACATCCATGAGGTCATCACCAGAAAAGGTCTGGTTAAAGCTTGTTTCTGTTATTCTGGTTCCGTCACAAGCAACACCGATAACAGCGGTTTTAATAAGCGCCGTTATTTCTTCAGGTGAGTTGGATTCAAACAGGAGCACTATAGACTCAGAAAGAACTTCTGCTTCTTCGCCTTCAGTAGACTTGGTCTTACTTGATTTTAAAGCCATGGAAGCAATCTTACCAATGCTGGCACCGAAAGTCTTAGCCAGTTTCATTTTCATAAGTATTGCTTTTTCAGCAGGCCACTGAGTTACACTGAACTCATGGTCGCCGATTTGAGTTGTTTCGGTATTACAAGCCATAATATAAACTCCCGGTATTCATATTAAATTCCCGGCCAAATAAATTCCAGGGAGAGGTATCTAATTAGGCCGGGATAATTAAA